GAGCCGCTGCCGCTCGGCCGCCAGGGCCCGGCCGCCCTGCTGGTTCACATTGTTCTGGGCCCCGCCCAGGATCCGCACGCGATCGGCCAGGTCGGCAACGACCGCCTCCTGGGCCCGGAAAGCGTCGCGGACATTGAAGGCGCGGCCCATCTGCAGCAGGTGCCGCTCGAACTGGGCGAGCTGGCTGGCTGGCCCCTCAATGCCCAGGCCCTGGAGCATGTTGGCCCGGGCGGCGGAGGCCGCGGCGCTGAACTCGCGCGAGCTGATCGTGTTCCGCTCCCAGGCCTGGCGGAGCTGGTCCAGGGCGTTCACGAAGGTATCCACCGGGCTCTTGAGATCGACGCCCAGGGCGGAGAAGAAGGCCTCCTTGGCCGCGTTGGCCTGGGCCTGGAAGACGTCCACGGGCAGGCCGAGGCGGAGCATTTCCCGCAGCTCAAACATGCGATGCTGGAGCTGGTTGACGGGAATGGCGTCCACCAGCTTGACCATGTCCTCGAGCATCTTCGATTGAGCGAGGCCGGGGCCCTGGCCGCCCATGCCCAGCGGTGCCAGGCCGGCGCCGCCCAGGGCGATGACCGCCGCCGGCGAGCCGCGGATGGCGCGGGCCGCGCTCTCGAGCTTGGCCCGGTCCTTGATCTCCTTGATGAAATCGAGGATCTTCTGCCGCCAGCCGGCCAGCGTATTGGGCAGGGCCGCATTGGTTGCATTGGTGACCATGCCGAGGGCGTTCTGCGTGGCCCGCGGGATGTTTTCTCCGAAGGTCATCGCCGCGGCGGCGATGGCATGATGGAAGTCGACGCCGCTGCCGATCATGGTCTGGGCGAACTGGTCGGCCGCTTCGGAGAGGCCGGTTCCGACCTGATTGGCAAACTGGCCGCCCTGGGCGAATACTTGCGCTGCGTTGAAAAACCCTGGAACGAAGGTCTCGCCGGGTGCCTGCCCGTGAAGAGCATTGCCGAGGGCGTCGCCGATGGCATTGCCGCCGGCGTTGGCCGCTCCGCCTGTCAGGAAGTTGCCCAGCCATTCCGCGCCACTCGTCTGGCCGGTCAACCCGAGCCAGCGGGCAAAGAAGCCGGAGGCGCTGCGGAGCCCGTCCACGATCTTTTCGACAGCATCAACTGCATTCAGAAAGCCGCTCACCAGCATCTCGACCATGCCGCCGGCCAGCTCGCCGATGTTGGTCTGGGACAGGACCGATTCATTGAGCCAGTCGGCGATGGCCTTGACGTAAGGGGCGGTCTGGATGGCCACCTGGCGCTGGAAGCCGGTCCAGGCAAGCTGCAGCTCCTGGAGCGAGCGTTTGGCCTCTTTCGCATTCAGAAAATCCACATCGGAAAAGCTGGCGCCGGACTGCTTGGCAATGCGGATCCAGCGCTCCAGGTCGGCTCCCCCGCGCTCGAGCGGGCCGATGATGCGCGCGGCGTGCCGGCTGAATAGCGAAAAGCCAAGGCTGATCCGCTCGGTGGCTGTAGGCAGCTCCCGCATGCGGTTGGAGATGGCGATCAGGGCCTGGTCCATGCTCATGGTCGAGAGGGCGGCCGGATCCAGACCAAAGGTGCGCATCTCACTGGCGGCGGCGCCGGTGAGCTGCAGGTCGGTCCGGATCTCGCCCAGGCGCCGGCCGAGGTGGATAAAGCTCTTCTCCAGCAGCTCGACATCGCCGCCGGCCCAGGCGATCAGGCCACCCATGCGCTCGGTTTCAATGCCAAAGGTCCGTGCCATCTGGCCGATCTCGGTGACCTCGGGGAGGGCCTTGGTTACCCAGCCGAAGACCGTGGAGCCGATCATGGCGGCGGTGCCGAGGATGCCGCCCACCGCGCCGACGACGCCGCCCAGGGCCGGGCCGATCAGCGGGATCGCGGACACCAGGCCCTGGACGGATTGCAGCGCACTCTGGGCCAGGAAGCCGACCTGGCCGAAAGCCATGCCCAGGCCGGAGGCGCCCATGCCGCCGCCCAGGGCCATCGACAGGCCGCGGCCGAGCCCCTTCGTCATGTTCCAGAGCATGCCGACGCCGGCCTTGACGCCGGTGAAGATCACGGGGATGAGGATCGGCTTCTGGCCGCGGGCGACCTTGACCAGGTCCGCTGCCAGCATGGCGGGCACCGAGCCGAGGATCGAGATCCCGGGGATGATCTTGCCCATGGCCGTGAGCGCCAGATCCAGGGCGGAGCCGGAGAGCTTGATGGGCGTGGCCATCTTGCCATAACCGGAGAGGAACCTGTCATAGCCGGCGTTCATCGCCTGGAAACCTTCCTTGAAGGTGCTCAGCAGCGGCAGATTGGTGATCTTGTCCAGCACGCCGCCGACGGCGCCGGCGAAGGCCTTGCCGCCCGTTACCAGGGCATTGCTGGAGATCGCCTGCTTCCAGCGGGCCGCCGTGTCGCGGACCGTGGCAAAGAAGCCGGTGGATGCCGCGGGGACCTGGCTGCCCGCGAGCTTGGCGCCTCGGGACTGGATGCCTTCGCGGAGTTCTTCGGCCATCGTTCTGGCCCTGGCCAGGGCCGCGGTATCGACCGGGATGGCGACCGAAGTGGCGGCGAGCTTCGCCGTGTCCATGCTCTTGACGCGCTTCTCGAAGGAGTCCAGGCGGGCCTGCGAGGACTCGATGCCGGCGACCCAGTCGCCGGCGTTAAGGGTGAGCTTGGCAGAGATGTTGGCGATGTTGGCCATGTGCGGCTCTCGGCTGTCGGCCATCCGCAGCCGGCGGAAATGGCGACAAATCCGCCGGAACAAAAAAACGGGCGCGGAAAGCCGGTGAAGGCCTCCGCGCCCGCTTTGGCGCACGCGTAAGTCACCTGAATCGTACCGGTCGGCTGGCGGGGAAGTCAACGAGAGGGGGCCTGGGCGATGGCCCCCGGGCGTTATGCGGCGCCGGCCCACATCTTGCACACCTCCAGCAGGCGGCGATCGCGATCGGGGTCGTTGAGATCGACGCTCGCTCCCCGGTCCGGCTCCAGGTGCGGGTAGATGTCCCAGGGATGGAGCGGGGCCTGGTTCTTGTCGCGCCAGACGTTGGCGGTCATCGCGGCGGCCTGGCCCAGGCCGAGGTGGAGCAGGCTATCGCCCCAGGGCTCGATCCGGAAATACGCTGCCCACTCATCGAGCTGCCGCGGGGTCAGCTCGCCGAGGAGGCGGTCGACGTCGGGGCGCCCGAGGGCGAGGGCGAGGCGGTAGGCGAAGAGACGCCGGCCGTCGCCGCGGAGTTTTTTTCCAGCTCCTCCGTCTCCGCCGGGCTCAAAAAGACGCGGTTGAGCTTCTTCGCGACCTGGAAGAGCCGATCGAGAGCGACCGGGCTCTTCTTGCCCAGGGCGGCGGCCTGGTCCTCCTGGAAGATCTGCTGCCCCTGCTCATCGACGGCGCAGAGGGCCACCAGGCAGGCGCGGAAGTTGTCCAGGTTGACCTCGCCGTCCTTGTCCTTCCGGAGCTTGGACACCTCGAAGGCATCGCGCTCATCGGAGCCGAGGGTGCGGATCCACAGGGTCAGGCCCCACTCGGGGACCTGGACCGCTTTGCGCGGGCAATCGTCCTTGCCGAGGATCTCGGCGGCGAGCTTGTCATTGGGCATTGGGCATCACTTTCCGGGCGAGAAAGTCAGTTGGCAGTAGGCAGTAGCAGTGGGCAGTAGCAGTAGCAGTGGGCGGTGGGCGGCGATGGCTGCCGACTGCCGCTGCAGACTGCCGACTGATTACGGGCCGAGCGTGAACACGCAGATCTTGACCGACGTGACGCCGTCATAGGTCACGCCGACCTGGCCATTGCCGTCGTTGTAGTATCCGGGCGGAAACGGGCCGATGAGCATGGTCTTGCCGGCGGCGACGGTCACGGTCGGATCGGGGAGCGTGCTGCCGTCGATGGTCTTGCCCGAGCCGCGCTTGAGGGTCACGACGTGGGAGCCGGAATCGCCGTTGATGATGGCGATGAATTCGAGGTTGGCCGGCGTCAGGGGCGTCCACTTGTCGCCGGCGCCGTCGGCGGCGACGGCCAGGTCGGTCAGGTTCTTGCCGCTCCTGCCAATGGTCTGCACCGTCTGCACGGCGCCCAGGAGGCACGAGAACAGCAGCAGGCCGAAAACAAGCGTAAGCATGGCGAAACCCTCTGGGGGAAGTACAGACACTGCACCGGCTACTAGCTGGCGGCGGTGAAGGTCGGGGCCTGCGAGCACTGCATGGTCACCTCGGCGGTGACATTGTCGTTCATCGGCGTGGCCGGGCTCAGCTCGGCGATATAGCTGCCATCGCCGAATTTGACGTTCGAATGGTTGCCGCCGCCGCCGACCGGATCGGAGAACAGGATCCGGTACAGATTGCTGTTCTGGACGCCGACCAGGCCGTTGACCGTGTTGTAACTGGTCGCGGTGAAGTAGAGTTTGATCTTCACCTCGCCCTCGTCGATCATGCCCGGATGGCAGCGCTCGGAGGCATCGGCCTGCTGGAGGTACGAGCCTTCCACTTTCTTGGCCTTGCGTGCCGGCGGGGTGATTTCCAGGGCCTTGCCAAGCGTGGCCCAGGTCGTGCCGCCGTCCGTCGAGCGCTGGAAGTCGGTGCCGAGACCGATAAAGCCTTGTGCGTCTACTGCCATGGGCGTCCTCTCATTCGTTCTGGAAGACCTGGAAGACCAGGCTCACATCCGGGTTGCCCCACTCATCCGCATGGACGGGCGGGAGCAGGTTATTGTCGGTGTCCAGTTGGAAGATCCCCTGGACCCACTGATTTCCGCCGGGGCCGGCGTGTCCCTGGAAGCAGTCCAGGAAGGCGCCCACGTCGCTGGCGAGCTGGGCCGCCTCGGCCGGGCTCGCGGCATACACGTCGAGCTGGGCGGTGCCTTGCTCCTGGCCCATGCGGCCGCCGTTGATCGCCCGGGCGTGGTCTCCGCTCATCTGCCGGACCACGATGAAGGGGTTTCCTTGCCCCTGGGGCGCCCGATCGAGGTAAACCGCCCCGTTCAGCTTGTTCATGAGGGCCGCTTGCTCGGGCCCGCGGACCGGATCGCTCACGATCGGCTGGCCCCGGAGCAGGCCGATCAGGCTCTGCGTGATCACACAGCCCTCCTTAGCTCGTGGCGTTGATGCCCTTCAGGATCGTCAGGAGGGCATTCACCTTGGTCGCCAGGCTGCTGACCGTGTTCTGGAGCACGCCGATCGCGGTATTGGCGGCATTGAGCTGGGCGGCCAGGCTGGCGATCGAGTTCTTCGCGGCCGTCATGTCGGCCTGGGCATAGCTCGAGCCGGCGGTCATGGCCGCGAGCGTGGCGCCGGGGGTGCCCCCGGTGCTGTCGGTGAGCTGCGAGCCCACGGTGATGGCGGCGAGCGTGTTGCTCACCGCGCCGCCGCCGTTGTCGGTCAGGGCCGTGGTCGGGCCGGCCTGGGTGCCGTTGGTCTTGAGCACGGAGCCGGTGCGCATGTCGAGCGTGCCCTTGACGGTCAGGGTGCCGCTGGAGCCGACAACCTGCTCGGCGCCGCCCTGCTTCCCATAAATCTCGGTAACTTGTCCGGCGTCCATTGGTTTCTCCTACTTGGCCCGGGCCAGCTCCTCGGCCGCCTTCTCTTCCATCGCCGCGATCGCCCTGGCCTTGGTCGCCTGAACCGAGGGGTTCACAAACGGGAAGGCCCGCGAGCGTCTTGTGCCCCTGTCCACCAGGTGGGCGTATTTGCTGGGGCGGCGAAAGATCGTCCGCTGCTTCAGCTTGCCCAACTGCTTGGTCTTCTCGAACTTGGTCCGCGGGCCGACGATGCCGACCGCAGTCCGCGAGGTTCGAAAGATCTTGACCTTCGTGCCGATCGACTGCTTGAGGGCACCGGTATCGCCCTTCCTGGCGAGGGCCTTCATGAGCTTCTGCACCTCGCGGCAGCCGGCGGTGATCGCTTTCCGCTGGATCGAGCCGGCGACCCGGCCCTTCAGGTCCTTGAGCTTCTTCGTTAGCTCGGCAAAGCCGCCTGTTTTCATGGCGAGCCTCCCCAGGTCCCGCCCCAGGTATCATTTCCGGCCTCGAAACTGCCGGACGACACATCGGGTGCCGGGGCCGTCTCGAGGCCGGCTTCGATCGCCAGGATCTCCCATTCGGTGAACACTTCCTCGATGTTCTTGATCGAGAGGAAGTTGAAGATCCGGTTGTTAAAGACCGCCCGGTCCTCTGGGGTCAGGGCCAGGTGCGGATCGAACCGCAGCTTGATCCGGTGCGTCGTGTCGGCCTGGACCTGTTGGGCCTGCCACAGCTCGCGGCCGGCCAGGGGCTCGATCGAGGCCCATCT